TAAGTCACATAGAAGCAGACTTAGGAGTTGATTCAAATGGCTAAATACTATAACGTAAATTGGTTTGGAGATGATGTTAAGAAAAAAGTAATGACTGCTAATGAAAAAGCAATAACATTAGGATTAGAATTTATAAAACAAGAATCAGTAAAAGTTGCGCCTAAAGATACTGGACTTATGGAGAAGTCCGCACAAGTAACAATTGCAGCTGACCGTAAAACAGGTTACGTGTCTTACGACACACCTTATGCAATTAGGCAGCACGAAGAATTAGATTACCGCCATGCGGAAGGTCGTATTGCAAAGTACTTAGAATTACCCTTACAACAAAACTCAAAAAAAGCATTAGAGATTATGGGTCGTGTTCTTAAAGGTACTTTATAATGTTGGCTGCTGAAGTAGCCGAATGGATAGGCACTAATGTCACTAACTGTAGTTTTGACACAAGTGGTGTTAGCGGTAATGTTTTTATAAGCACAATGCCGAGCAGCCCCGACACAGTCGTCATGGTATCAGAGTACGGCGGCGTTGCAGATGACAAGCACGCATACAATGACATAAACGTACAGTGCAGAGTAAGAGGCACAAGAGACCCTAGAGTTAGCTATAATATTGCAAAAGAAATATTTGATGAGTTGTTAGGACTTACAAATACTACGCTAATATCTAGTGGTAGTCGTGTTATAAAAGTTATTGCACAAAACACACCAATTGACATTGGACGTGATGACAATGGCAGACACGAATGGACAGTCAATTTTCAAATTGAAGTCTATGATACAAGTACTAACAGAAGTTAGAAAAAAAGGAGAATGAAATGGCACAAGCTAAAGTAGCAGCAAAAACTGCTTCATGGATGGCTTCTACAGACGGTGGTTCAACATTTACCGCTGTTTTAGGAATAACCGACTTTTCAATGTCGAACAGTCCAACTGATGCTGATGTAACAGATTTCGCCAGTGGTACAGCCACCGAACATAAGGTAATAAGAAGAGCAATTGAGTTTACACTTAATGGTTTTTGGTTAGAAGATGACGCTACAGGTGCTGTCTCTGACGGCTTAGAAATGCTTTATGATAACGGTAAAGGCGATACAGCAATTGATTATAAATTAACTACTAATGGTGGTTCAGTTATATCTTTTGCAGGTACTACAGTGTTTACTCTGTCGGGCGATGTCAACAACGTAATGACATGGAGCGCGACAATTAGAGCAACAGGCGCAGTCACATATACTGACGCATAAGAGAGGTAAAATATGAGCGGACAATTTAAAGATTTTGATGCAGCGTGGGCTGAACAACAAGATGAGCCTATAAAGGTCAAAATCCGAGATAAAGAATACGATTTACCATCTTCAGTCTCCGCTGCTTTTATGTTAGAAGTCACAAAGATTTCAAGTCGTAAGGGCAGCGAGGATAATTTAACTACAGCCGATATGGGCGTTTTATTAAATGCTTTATTTGGCAAAGTTGTTATTGAAGACTGGTTAGAACAAGGTATATCATTACCACAGTTAAACGATATTTTAAGTTATGTATTAGAGATATATGGATTAACAGGTGGTGGTGCTGACCCAAAAGCGACATCGAAAGTCGATTCGATAGAGAAGCCCGTAAAGGACAAATAAACAAGTTCTTTAATAACTGGAACTTACTTGAAGCAGACTTTCAAAGAGAATATCAAATTGATTTAATGGCAAACATTAAAGATGGCTTGTCATGGCGCAGGTTCATTTTGTTGTACAATTGTTTAAGCAGTGCAAGTGTTACTGTAGAATTGATAAGAAATGAACAACTTAAATTACAAAGTGGCGAGAGTCAAATTGACACGGATAAACAACTGGATTTGTTTTTACGACAACAGTTTAAAGAGGAATAAATAATGGCATTAACAGTAGGAGAGTTAAACGCAATTCTTACAGTTGATGACAAAAACTTTTCGTCTGCATTAAAGGAAGCTAAAAAAACATTAGAAAGGGCTGCCGACTCCGCAGATGAATTTGGAGATGAGACTAAAAAATCATTCGACAAAGGTACTAAAGCTGCTGACAGATTTGAAAAAGAAGTTGGCAAAGGTCGTAAAGAAATACAAAAAGCTACGACACCTATGGAGAACTTCGGTAAGAAAATAGGAACAGCTTTTAAAGTAGGTGCAGTAATTGCAGTCGGTAAAGCTTTAGCAGATTTAACAATGGAGATGGCTAACTTAGCCCTTGAAGCTGAAGAATCCGCAGCTGCGTTCGAGATTACATTCGGCGGAGCTACACAAGAAGTAACAAGATTTGTAAATCAGATGGCACATGCTTTTGGTATGACAAGAGCAGAGATGCAACAGCAGATGGCTGTAACTGGTTCGATTATACAAGGTATGGGCTTCACTTCAGATGCAGCAGCAGAGATGTCTGTAAATATTATGAATCTTTCGGGAGACCTTGCTGCCTTTATGAACATTCAAGAAGGAGCTGTAGTTCCCGCGCAAGCAATAACTAAAGCTTTAACAGGCGAGCGAGAAATGCTTAAATCTATGGGTATTGTTCTTCGACAAGTAGAAATTGAACAAAAAGCCATGAACATGACAGGAAAAGAGGCTGTCAAAGAATTAACAGACCAAGAAAAAGCTGCCGCCAGCCTTATGTTAGTTGAAGAAAAAATGGGTCATATCAAGGGTCAGTTATCGAGAGAAATGCAGGGCGCAGCAAACCAAATGAGAAGTTTAAAGGCAGAGTTTAAAGAAGCCAAAACAGAAGTTGGTCAAGCGTTACTACCAGCATTCGCAGAATTAATACCAGTAGTAAGAGATTTAATACCTTCATTTAAAGAAGTTGCAGGTTCTGTTGCAAACTTAGTAGAAGTTGTAGTTAGAGCATTTCAGCCAGTAATTGAGTACATGGTACAAATACTTTCTGCACTTATGCCTATAGTCGATGTCTTAGTACAAATGTTTGGTACAGCATTAACTGCTGCGTTTAGTGCTGTCTTTGCAATACTTAGTAATACAGTTTTACCAATACTTGAAGCATTATCTTTTGTTATTCAAACAGTTGCAAATAGTTTTGGAATATTAACAACAGCACAAGAAGCTGAATTGCGTTCTGCTGAAACATTAGAAGGTGTTATTTTTAGGCTAAATGAAGCAATAGAAGCAGGTATACCAAAACAAGATGCAATGAATGCTGCAATGGCTGAAGCAGCAGGATTAGGTATAGATGAAGCAGAAGCTTTTGACGCAGCAACAGATGCTGCTTATGGGTTTAGCGATGCTAAAAAAGTTGAAATCGAAGCACTTATAGCTTCTAAACGTGCATTAAAAGAAAACATACAGGCTGGTAACTCTGCTGCTTATAACTCTTATATACAAGCAGACGCAGTAAAAGACCTAGATGATGAAATTAAAGAATTAGAACAAGACCTTATTGCTAACAGTTACGCACAATATGCCTACGCAAGGTCACAAGATGAATTTGTTAATGGTACTTATGAAGGTGCAGATGCAATTGAAGAAGAGTCTGATGAAATACGTAAAAATACTATAGAAGTAAATAAAAACACACAAGCTAAATTAGATGCACTAAGTATACAAAACGAAGCAGTAACAGCATTAATGAACCTAGTTACAGCAGTTACTAACGCCAATGAAATAGTTAAAAGACAACAAGTTGAAGAAGACAAGTTAAATCAACTGTATCGAGAGCGTGCAAAAATTATGGAAATAATTAATGCTGAACAAGGTGTTGGGGAACAACAAACTGAAGTAGAACTTGCACAGATAGCAGCATTGCGTAAACAAGAAGAAATGCTTTTAACACAACAACAAAAAGGTTTAGATTTAAAACTAGAAATAGCTGTAGCAGAATTAGATGTTGCTGACGCAATACATACTAAAAATGAAATGGGCGATGAAGCAACTGCAAGGGAAGACTTAGCAATTAAACAAGCAGAGCTAAGATTAAGAACTTTAAAAAATGAACAGGCTACATCAAAAGATGTAACACTAGAACTAGCAAACGTACAAAAGAATTTAGCTAGTGCTGTTAATACATCTACACAAGCTACGCAAGCTTACATATCTGCTGAACAAGCAAGACAAAAAATTGATGAAGCAATAGGTAAACAACGAACCGCATTTAACGAAGCTGAAATTGATACGACTGAAGAACAGTTAGAACTAGCAAGTGCAAGATTAGCAGTTCAATCTGCAATGGCTTTTGCTAATGACAGAGGTGTTATGGGAGAAGCAAGAGCAGCTTTAGCACAAACACTTGGCATAAGCCAAAATGGTGTATCTGATATATTTAGAGATTTAGGTATTACAGATGCTTTTATGAAAGCACAAATGTTTAGAAACTTTGAAAATGATTTTAGAGACAATCCACCACCATCAGCACCACCAAGTAATGATAGCAGCGGTGCTGGAGATAGAGCGTCCGAGACTGGTATCGGCGATGACAGTTCCTTAATTGGCGGCGGTGGTGGCAATGCTTTATTTAACAGTCCAACAATAAGAACAGATAGTGGTATTAATTTAACATCAACAGAAAACTTAGCACTTAGTAAGGTTGCTAAGAATGTGTTACCAATGCTAGATTCTTTTGACCAATCTGCTTTACGTTCATCAGCAGTAAATCAATTCTTAGGCGGGAGTACCCCTAATGTTGTAGTTAACATAGACCCTTCATTAGATGCTGAAGCACGCATAGATAAACAAATGGCTGACATAAATAACAGATTACAAACTGGAAATAGATTTAGGGTTCTGTAATGAGTATCACTGTAAATATTGGTGGTGCTAACTATAATGCTTTAGAAAATAAAGTAACTATAACAGACAATGCTGAAAGAAGGTCAGATGCAATCATACATATATTTGATGAGAAGACTGGCGGGAACTTTTTTAGTTTTGAACCATACCAGTCAGTTTCTATT